AATAATGTTTTGGTGAAAGGTAAAGTGACTAACATCAGGTAGCTCTGCCTCGTCTTTATCTAACTGGTGCAGCTTAATGTAATTGGCCGTAGCCTGATTCAAAGCTTTCACATCCTTAAGCTCTACAGCAAGGTCACGGTCTTGCCGTATCATCTCATCCGCAATAACCCTGCGCATTTCGCGGGTTATGTGCATAATCGGCCCAAATACCTGGTAACACAAATTCAGGTCTGTAATAGCGCTGCCAATGGTGTAGCCGTATTGATGCATCAGCATCTTCTGCACCTTAGGCACAAACTTGTGCTGCAGCAAGAGGCTTTTAGCTGTGATAATGCGCTCAAGCTTTACATGCAGCGCAGGCGTTAACTGGTTGCGCTCATGCACATCATCCACATCGCTTTGCAAAAACGCAATAATGCGCTCCGCATCCGTGCGCACGCCAAGCAACTCCTTAGCGCTGTGCCTCCTTAAGCTTCTCTTTCCATCCATACTCTTTCACATATTTTTCTACCAACTGCTGGGCAGGGCCGCTACCATTGGCCGCCATATCAAAAACATTTTTTCTAACCTTATACATGGCCAGCAAGCGCCCCTTGTGGTAGCGCTTGTAAATATCAGAGGTTACATCATCCAGCTGCACCAAAAAGCCACCAACATCAATACCAATCGCAAGCGCAGCCTCTTCCGGATTAAAAAGCACGGCCCCCATATCCTCAACCATCTGCAACTGCTCCTCAGTTATGTCGTCCAAGCTCATCCAAAATCCATTTTTTATGATACAATCCAACCTCGCTCCTGGTATCAATCACACCCGCCTCAACCCGTGGGTTTTTAGTCCAGTTAGCACTGCCCACTATGGCAATGCACCAATCCGCGTTTTGAAGCACACACACCTTAGCATGCAGCTTAATCAGCTTTAGTTGCGTAAAAACATGCTTCGCCACATCATAAACCTCGGGCGTGCGCTCAATAACCCGATCGCTTAAAATGCAATGCGCCTCAGTAATGCCACCCGTAAGTTTTAAATTAAGCAACGCCCTCAAAGGCTGCTCCGTCATGCTCCAGCTGGTCATGTATAAGGCAGCGGGCCCAATCTGATCTATCAAGTAAATAACCAACTGGTGCATGCTCCATTTGCCCATGGTTACAAAATGGAGGTGCACATCTTTCTCCAAAACCCCAATAGCACCCTCAAGGTGCCGTAAGCTGCCACCCAGTAGCACGCGGCCACCACCAATGCACGATGATGGGGCAGCAACCCCGGCAACCTCAAAGGGCTTAATATCAGCAGTGTTAAACAACATCGCCATCAATCAATACTTTCAATTCTTCAATCTCCTTGCGCCAAGCCGCCAATTCAGGCTCCTTGCCCACCTTTTTCTTATTCTGGCTAATGCGCACCCGCAAACTATTTATACGCCTAACCATAGCCGCCCGGTCAGTAATTTCTATTTCCGCCTTCGGCTGATATTTATTGCTGAGGATAACCTTGTTCTCCACCCAATAATCCAACACCCTATAAATCGTATTAATTTCTCGCCAATGGCTCACAATCGCCTGGCACGCATCCGTGCACCTGCCCTGGTCAATTTCATGGAGGAGCTCCAGTTGGCTATGCAAATGATTTACGGCCTTATACAACTCATTTTGCCTCGTAAAAGCAGGCCATAACTGCTGCGGATAATCCTCCTTTTTTAGCCGCCCATACTTTACAGGCGTATCCACAGCCTTTTTTAAGGTTGATGTTGATGCAGGGGCCGCCCTCTGTGTGTGGCTAGCCAACACAGTGGGCGTGGGCGATAGATCAGTGAGTTCTTGCAGCAACCGGCCACGGTTGTAAAAGGTATCACCAGAGCCAAGCACCTGCAGCAGCACAACCTTATGCGGGGCATGCTTTTTTAAAAGTGATAAACCTAACGTGTAATCGGCCGGCATAGCAAGCCACCCCTTAATATCATCGTGCATAGCCCAAAAGTGGGCATAAAGGCCGCGTGGTTAAAGGACAGGCCGCTCAACCATCAACCAAACAAAATCCAACTCCCCCTCATCCGCCACAATATACCCCAGCTCATCCAACACATCAGCCACAAGCTGTGGGTTTTGCAAATCAGGGTAAACCTCTTTAAATCGAGTAAAAAGAGTAGTGGTAGTAACCGTAATACTAGCCTCTTTTTTGGTTTTTACAGGCGCATAATGATGCTCCAAAACCTCCTTAACCTTAGCCTTAATTTCCATTTTTACCTTTGGATGTTTAAAATAGTAGCCGGATGCTTGCGACAATTACCCTTTTAAAAAGTGTAACCTCTGTTTGCACAGAGACACCCGGCTACCTTGATCAAGGCCAGCCAGAACTATAAAAAAAGGATAATTGTCGCGGGGCTAAAGTACACCAAAAGCGTCAGGGATTGCAGCGGCTACCCCGCAGCAGCCCGCAGGGGTGCGCGGAGTAATAGCGTAAAGCCCGCCCGGACGCCCAAAAAACACTAAATTTATGCTATGCTAAAAAAATGGTTCAATAGCCTATACCCCACACAGCAAGGGTACATCATCCTTGGCCTCATCATGCTCACCATAGCATTCATCCTGCACCTGCTAGGCATCATCAAATAGCAAAACAAAAAGCCCCCTAATTGCTTAGAGGGCTTTTCGCCTAAATCAACCCAATTATGAAAAAAAACTACTTCCTAAAATGTCTCCAGCGGAAAGTCCGCCTTCTTGGTTTTTTTAACCCGTACTAAATACGGCCAGTTGCTTTGCACAAGCTCCTCCGCTTGGCCAACCGTTAGCGTTTCAAGGTTATATGCCTTACCGCCCCGCAAAAAGCTTTTATGGTGGTAGTTAACCACTTTATAGTGCTTGCGTAAAGCTTCGGGCAACGTAACCATTAAACACCGGCAAAGGTTACCGTGCCATCATAGCGCACTACGCGGCCAAAGTGTTGCACGCTTACATTCCAACCGCGCTCGCCATCGCTCTCTTTGCCAATTTGCAAAGCAGCTTTAAACATTACGCCATTGTCAGCATCGCCCATTTGCAAAATCTTGCCATCTTTAAGTGGCACAAGCACAATGTGCTTCTCCTGCACCAACTTTTCGAAAAGCGCAATTTGCTCATCACCCATACCCGTGGCAAAGCCGGTAAAGTTCAACGCCTGGTCACCGCCCATAACGTTGCCTATATACTCACTCACCAGGTCCTGCTTATCCGTTTCAAGCTCAAGCTTAAAAAAGCCTTTGGGGCTGGTAAAGGTGTGGTCAGCCACAATCACATTGGCCTCAGCCAAGGTTGCGGGGGTAGTGGGCACATCGCCAATCACTAAAAAATCATCAACAGGCGCAAAATAAAGCGTGCGCTTGGTGCCTGCTGGGTTCCGCTCTTTCGCGGTGCGTATATCTACGTAATCAACCATTTTTTATAGAGGTTTTAAAATCGTTTGTCCTTCAATACCAAGCACGGCTGCCATAGCTTCTTTGTTTTTGGCAAGCTCATCAATACTAAAAGCACCAAGCACCGGCACATACGCACCACTGGTCACTTCATACTTTACCTTATTCAGGGTAGCAACTTTAACCTGGGGCGCCTTGGCGGCAGTAGCTCCAGCTTCTTCAAGCTTCTCCTGCATATCAGCCACTATGCCTTTTAGGTCATTATTTTCAGCCTCTAGGGCTGCAATTTTTTCTTCTAACTCGTTGGCCATAATTTCTTTAAAATTTAGGTTGAAGTGTGGGGGCGCTGTGCTGTTACCTACATAGCCCCCTGCGCTTCAGGGTTATTTTATGCCTGATCGTTAACCGCTAGGGCACGTGCGTGAATTTCTTTAAACTCAACACCACACTTAAAGTCCATCATCAGGTTAATGGCGCGTTTTTCTTGCTCCACCAAAATGGTGTTCTCATCGCTTGCGCTATCAATACCGTAGGTAATGTTATCAGGGGTCGTGCAAATCACGCGGCCACTTCCGGTTAAACCAGGTTCGCGCTTAATCCAGCAGCTTGTGCCATCCAACATAACCATGCCTGGCTTCATGCCATCATAGTTGTTGTTTGCGCCATACAGCTCGCGGTATTTGCGGCTATACCAATCGTAAATGGTTGGGCTAACCAATAGCTGCGTTTCACCATTCTTATAGGCTTCACCAAGGCCGTCATAAACAAGCTCAAGCTTATCAATTACGTTGGCGGCAGTTATGGCACCGGTTACCACAGGGGCAATGTTGGTAGCCGTAATTTCAGCAGCAATAATGGTTTTAATACCATCCATAATAGCGCCAGGCGTAGTACCTGCAGCATTGTAAACACCACTAAATAGGGCCTTCATGCGTATATTCTCCTGCACACGTGCTTGCACATATTCAGCAATCATTTGCTCAAAGGGGTAATCATAAGGGTTGCTACCTTTTGCGTACAATTTACCCAACCAGCTATTGTAAAGATCACTAGGTATAATCTGCAAGTCAACTTTAGCACCGCGCACCTTTAATATGCGTGCGCCAAAAGCAATCGCATCAGTAGGTGGGTCAAACGTGGTACTCTTCTTTGGTCGTACCAAATCCGTAATACTCAAGTTTGGCAGAGGTTGCTCATCCTTAACATCATCCATCACCGCAAAGCGGTCAGTAATGTTTTGCATGCCAAGCAGCGTTTCCTTAACATAAATGCTGGTGTCATTGCGGAAATAATCACCAAGCTTGGTTTTTAATTCAGTAATGCTAACCGTTTGCATAAGGGCCCCCTGCATGGTGGGCGTAATCATGCTTAAACCAAAAAGGCCAATGCTACCCACAATAGGGGCAACACCAACAAATGCAGCAGATACACCCCCTAGTAAGAAGGTTGCAAATGCCGCGACAAAGAGAGTGAGAGTGCGTTTCATTGTTTATTCGCGATTTTTAAAAGTTACTTTTTTACGTATCCGGCCTTTTCTGCGCTAACCACCCAGCTAGGCTTATCGCCCGTGTTGGTTGGTGCATCATCATCTTCCCCCGCACCAGGTGCAGTTGGGGCTTGCCCGGCCAAATTGCCCAAACGCTCAACCTCTGCGGTTAAGCGGGTTTGCTCTGCAGTAGCAGCATCAAGCTGTGCCTGCAAAGCCGTTGCGCTAGCCTCAGCGGCAGCAGCAGCAACCAAGCGCGCGTTAAGCGCCTCAATTTGCTCTTCGGTTGGCTGCACGCTTAGCACAGCATCACCTTCTACAGCCTCAGCGCCAAAAAAGGCAGCCAAAGCCGTGTGGTTGTTCTTAATTATCATAGTGTCAGTAAAATTTTCGGGGGTAGGGGTAGGCGCAGGGGCAGGGGTGGGCAGCAAAGCGCCTTTAACCTCAGTAACCAACTTAGCAAACCATGTGGCTTGTTTGGGTTGGTAGTGCTTGCCTAACTGGGCAGCCACTTTAAGCAGCGGGCCCTGCGCATCAAAATCAGCCGGTAGGTCGGCAGCATCATCAAGCACATCATCCACCAGGCTAACAGCCTTAGCTTCTTGTGCCGTAAAAAAGTTATCCTCGTAATTAAACCAAAGGGCTTTTACATCCTCCAGCTTTAAGCCGGTTTTGGCAGCCACGCTAACAGCAAGCTGGTTGTCATACTTATCAAGCAGCTCAGCAGTATTTCTAAACGACCGGGCATTGCCCCAATCCATACCGCTGGCATTGTGTAGCATAAACAGGCCATTGGCCGCAATTTGGGTGGTGTTTGCGGCAAGCGCGATAATCGCCCCCATGCTATACGCTACGCCATCAATAACGGCAACCGTTGGCTTAGTGCTGGCCTTAATGGTGTTGTAAATGCCCAGGCCCTCGTGCACATCACCACCAACACTATTTATATGTATGGCAATATCCGCCACCTCGGGGTTAGCCAAAGCAGCGTTAAAATCAGCAATAAAACGCTGGGCAGTGTTATCCACACCACTCCACCAATCATTGCCTATAGCACCATGTAAATAAATTTTTGCCCTTGGCATTGCTTTACAATTTCGTCACGGTAAAACAACGCCAGCCAATTTGCTAGTTAAAGGACAGTAAAACTCACGCTTTTAGCAAATATCCACCCGCATCAAGGCTATAATCGGCCTCACTTGGGCCTGAAACCAACAATTTACCCAAGGTATCCAAACTAAACGTTTCACCATTGCTACCCTCTTGCACCAACTGGCCAAGGTTATTAATGTAGAAGTAAATCGTGGTATCCTTAATATAAAGCGCCAGCCGGTTTGCTTTCTTTTTAAAGCTAAAGCCAATGCCTTTGCGCCCCCCTAGCTTGGCCGTGGTGGTGTTAAAGCTAAAGCTGCACGGGTCAGTAGGCGTGCCAAACACACGGCTGGTGCCCTGGTGCGTTCTGTATATAACAACAAACTTTTTGTTAAAGCCCCGCGTAATAGCGCGCATATTGGCCAAAAGGTCGTCCGGCAAAAAGCCGCTAAGCTCAGCCTCTAGCACAACGCCTTGGGCAGCATTGCCTGCACGCTCCGTATATTCAAGGCTATTATGGTCAGCATAGCCAACCTGCCACGCATACCCGGCCTTAAGCACAATACCGGCCTCTTCAATTTCCAGATCATCATCTGCTGGCCACGTTAAAATGCCAGAGGCATCAACAAACGTAAAGCTGTTGATGCCCCCGGTAATAATTCTGCTAACTCCTGTAAATTGTTCCATTATTAAGGGACAGATTTCGACTAAATAATTATAATACCTGTTCTATGAGCAACCGGCCACTTTTTTGGTATCGGTAGTAGCTTTTTTTAAGCGCTTCGTAGCTTATTTGGTTAAAGTCGATGTTGTACCGCTCCAAATAATTCAACATTTCCGTTTTCATCTTACCGCTTTTGCGGTTCGCCTCGCCCCGCTCTTGCAGCATGTCTAGCCTGCTAAACAATTCCTTTCTAAAAATGAAATCCAAAAACTCATTAATGCGTTGGCAATTCGCATCATTAACATGTATGCCCTCATACCGGGCATCATACAAACCGCCCAACTCATCCCTGCTAGGCAGCATAATAGTAATGCTATAGGCAGGGGGCGGGCCTTTGGGTGGCAAGCCTTTTTCAACCATCCCAAAAAAGAAAGTGCCCAGGGCACTGTTAGCATCTACATACAGGCGGCCATCTTGCTGGGCAAGGTGGCCTTGTATGTATTTTGCCAGGTGTGGCTTTACGCCAATCGTCACTTCAACTCGTTCTTCACTTCTTTGCTTCATGCGGTTTTAGCATTTTAGGGTTTATTGCACAAAAACGCGAAATCTATCAAAAGATGCCCATACAAAAAGTGGTTTATTTGTTAAATATCTGACTTTTTTAAAGAGGTATTTAAGTGATAAACTGGCAGTTCCGTTATCACAGGTTCATAATCTATAAGCTGCATGGCTGCGTAAACATCGGGGTACTCGGTTACGAGGTGCTGAAACTCAGCTGCGTTGTATTCTTCTTGGCTAATTATCCAGTTGCCGTTTGTATCTTGTATTGGGTTTAAGCGGCTGCCCTCTGCGCCCTGCAAGGTGCGCATGGTTTCTATGCTTATCCCTATAGGTAGTTTATACACTTGTACCATTATACGTTGCGGCTTAAGGTTGTGTTGAATTCTTGAACGGCTGTGTAAAGATTTGACTGGTCTGTAGCAGACAGCCCATCACCAATAAATGAAAAAGCACATTCGTGGTCTGTGTATTCCGCAATCGTCCCCCCGTTATTTCGCGCCCCTATTGCTAATTTGCTGTTTGTGTTAGATAGCGTGCGGCCAGTTTGTTGGTTTAAGTTCGTGCCGTTTTTGTATAGTATTAAAGTATTCCCTAACTCCATAGATGCTACGGCAAAACCTGTTGCAGATGTAGCTGTTATTCGATAGCCTCCGTTTGGTATTTGCGCACCCGCGCTTGCTGTAGCTGAATATCTATTTGTTATCATAAACTCAGTACTGCCAAACCCAAGCCCCATATCATACCCTTTTGCTGTGTTTGTTCTGTTGTAATACCCAAAGGTCGGGCTTGTTGGCGCTTCCGTGCTTGGGTTCCAAAAGGTATCCGCCCATGCGTTTGTTCCGTTGGGTAACGCGCCTGTGCTTGAGTGTGTCCAGCCGCCAGAAAACACAAGCCTAAAAGCTGCATCAAGGTCGCGCGGGTCTTTTAAATTCCATTTGTGTGTACTTGCTGTGCCACCCACCATTGGGTATATGGCTTTCATTTTGCTCCAAATGCTTGCTGCCTTTAAATCTAAAACAAGCTGGTTTACAGCGTTTTTTTGTGTGCTATCGGTTATACCGCTGGCATCAAAAAATGCTTGGGCATCGGTGTCAAAGCCGCCAATAACGGGCGGCTTGGTACCAAATAGTATTAAAGGGTGTCTTGCTATGCTCATGGTTTAGGCTTCTAGGGCGTATCCGATAACATCCCACTTGGTGTCGGCTGCGTTGTACATCATACCTAAATAAATGGTTTTGCCTACTACCGTTGTTGTTGGTAGCGTTATGCCAATAGCGCGGTATTGGCTGCCGTAGCCTATGGTGCGGGCGGTGCCATTATCTTTAATGCGCAGGGTAATTGGCTGCATGCTGGTAGGCGTGCCTGTAGGGTTGGCTAGGGTTAGGGCGGCAGCTTGCGCGGTTATGGTTACGCAATCGTCAGCATCAGCATTTGGGGTAACGGTGCCTGCACTGGCAGTGCTTTGCACGCGGTTGGTTATGCGTTTGTTGGTTAGGGTGGCGGTTGCCGCATTTTTGGTGGCATCGCTTGTATTATCTACGTTGCCAAGCCCAACATCTGCTTTAACTATGCCTGTGGGGTTGTTAATTACCGGGGCGGTAAGGGTTTTGTTGGTAAGGGTTGCGGTTGCGCTATTCTTTGTCGCATCGCTTGTATTATCTACGTTGCCCAAGCCAACATCGGCTTTAACCAAGCCCGTGGGGCTGTTAATTACCGGAGCGGTAAGGGTTTTGTTGGTAAGGGTTTGTGCTGCGGTTTCGCCAACTAATTGTTCGCCTATCCCGGCAGGATCATAGGTCGCTTGGCTCATATCGCCCGCGCCAGTGGCAGTAACCGTAGCATCTACATACGCCTTTACGCTTTGCTGGGTGGGTACGTGCGCATCGCTATCGCTAGCCATGTCATCCTCATCAATAACTGCGCTATTAGGCAGAGCTGCATCGGCAATAATCTTTACCTCGGTAATTTGCCTTTGCAATTTACCCAGTGCAACAAGCAGCGTATCTGTGGCTGCAATTACCGCATGTGTAGTAGTTACTAAGCCTGTTATAACTGTGGCCCGCACCGTGGCGGCAAAATCGCTTATAAAGCTGGCCGTTTTGCTGCCGCTAATGGTAGCGGCATCTTGCGTGCCGGTGTGCTGGCCTCTGTCCAGAATTTCGGCAATGGTTCTGCCGCCATCCCTAATTATTTTGCCGCTTGTGCCATCAAACGTAGCAATGCGCAGGGTTATGGCACTGGCTGGGCCAACAACATCGCCTGTGCCGCCACCACCACCGCTGCCGCCAAGTGGTTGCAGGGTTGTGCCATCCCAAAACCACATGGTTTTCTCCATAATGGCCACATATATTTTGCGCTGCAGCTTGGTGCTAATGGCAGCAATGGCCGCATAGTTTGCCGCGAATATTACATCGCTAAACTTCTGCTTGTTGCCAGCGCTATCTATCACATACAGGTTGCCCTGGTCAGTAAAATACATCTTGCCCGCATGGGCTAGGCCGGTGGGTACATTCCCCTCAGCATCTCTATAAAATTTTACTTTGCTCATTGTGCGGTTCGGGTTATGCTACATCGCCAGATATTAGCCATGTATCAGTATCTATTTTTAAAATTCGTGCTACGCCATATTGAAATGCCAGGGTTGTTGCCCCGAGCACCGTTACGCTGCCCAACCCCGCTATACTTACGCCACCATTGCCTATCAGGGCAACATCAGCATAAAAACCAATGGGTATAGGCACGCTGCTATTTTCAGGCAGATCAAGCTCTTGGCTAGTAGCGCTGGTAAATGCCATTAAAGAGTGGATATCGCTGACCTGTAGCGTTACCGTGGCGGCTGTAAAGGCGCGCACAGGCTGCAGGCGGGGGGCATAAAGGTTATTTGCGCCAAGTTGTGCAAGTGCGCTGCCCGTCCAAAACCACATGGTGCCCTCGGCAATAGCCACATATATTTTGCCTTGGTACTTGGTGCTTAGGCCACTTATGGCGGCCTCGTTGGTTTCAAAAATTACATCGCTAAACTTGATTTTGTTGCCGGCACTATCTATTACATAGAGATTGCGCTCATTGGTAAAGTACACTTTACCCGTGTGCGTTGTGCCGGTGGGCACACTGCCTTCTGTTGCGCGATGTATCTGCAGCTTGCCCATACGTTACCAAGCTGTGCTTGTCCATTTCATTACAGCGTTGGCGTTGTAAGTGATGTCGCCATCGCCATCCTCGCCAATTTTATTAAGCTGTGTGAGGTTTGTGTGGCTGTGTGCTGCACCACCGCTAACGTCAAACGTTAAGGTGTTGCCAGATCTAACTATCGTGATGTTAGCGCTGCCTGCCGCGAAGGTTATGGTTTCGCCCTGGCTAATGGTTTCTGTTGCGCCTGCGCCTACTTTAATGCCAAAGCTGGTCATGAGGCCAGAAAGGTCTAGGCTCTCATACTCGCTTACCTTGTGCCATGTTGCGGCTGCAAACTCATAGGCATATAGGGCGCTGCCGCTGCTCACGGTGCCATCGCCTGTGGCATCTAGCACCAAACAAAGGATGTTTTTAGTCGGGCTTAAAGCATCGCGGTCGCCAATGTCTGCAACAACTTCAAAATCGATACCAATACCGCTGGGCAGTTGCGATATGGGCACCTTGCCGCCACTATCAAGGCTGGCAAGGCCGCTATTGGCGCCTTTTTGAATGCCAATAATGGCTTCAACCAAAGCTTGGGTGCTTACGTGGCGAGCGCTACCGGCACCACCCGTGCTGTTGGTTACATAAAACTCAGCCGCTGCAACACCATTAATGGTTTTGGTAATCAGGTATAGCGCGTTCGCTACCGGTGATCCGGGCAGGGCTGTTTCTTTATAAAATTTGATTTTGCTCATGTTGTATCGGTAGGTTTACCAGTTAGCGGTTTGCCAATCAGGGTCATCACTGGCAATAACCACCCACGTGGTAATGCCAGCATCGTAACGCCTAAAATTGAGGATGTCCCACGTAAGCGGGTCATTGGTAGTAGTCTCGCCCCAAATCACGTTTGTGTTAGCAGGGGCGGTGGTGCCGTAAAGGATGGCCGCAACTTGGCCCAGATTAACACTCATTGCAATGCAGCTTTAATAACCGCAAGGTGCAACCGCCCCCAAACCCATTAAAGGACACAAAAAAAGCCCCGACTGTAAGGGCAGCCGGGGCAACTATTATGAGTGAATTTAAAGACTATGCAAAAGTAAAAATTACGCAATGCGCTGAGGGCGCACTGCCCATAACTTACGCTAACTAGCACGGCTTGAGGCCGCGCCTGTTAGCTTTCAGTTATACGTCAGTTTGCCCAACGCACTCGAGCAGTACAGATGTATTCTTAGCACTATCAAAATTAGTTCCGTTGAACCAACTTGTATGCTTTGTTTCTATTGCAAAATCCTTTATCACAAAGTAATCACCTACCTTTAATTTCGATAGGTCAACGTCTTCTATTTTAATTTTCTCAAACATAATTTTAGTATTAAATCCACCCAATCAAACCGAACGTATAACACAGTATTTGCGCCATTAAAACGAGCGCAAATACTCGTCCGTTATCGGTCATGCTAAAACGGCAAATCGTCATCATCTTGATTAGCCGTTTCGACAAGTTCACCTTGACTGCTAATTGACTGGGCAAAATCTATTTCCATATCAATGAAATCAAGCTCAATCTCATTTAAAAACTCTTCAACCATCATCTTAAATTCTAAATTGGTTGTAGGTTCTTTTTCAAATTTCGTTTCGGGATTATATTCCCTTGTTTTGACATATTTTTTTCCATCACAAACAGAGCAACTAAGCATTATTAGTTTGTTTGGGTTTTCGACTAAGTAGCCAATAGATATTCCGTTTCCAGAAAAAAAGCGGCTACCATTTTTACCTATTTCAAAATCCAAAAAATATGACAATCCACCACAATGACCAGAGCCATCGGAGAATTTGCCGTAATAATTTGGTTGATGAAATTTTTCAGTAACAGGTGAATAGATACTGAAACGTGTGTCAATTAATTCAGGGTAAAACTTTCCTTTAGGCGACACTGATAATAATTTTACTTTTTCCATTTGTTTAAATTTTATTCGTTTGACAATGAAGCACGAACCGATAACATGCGTTTGGCTCAATGGCGGGTTTAGTGCTTAATTGAGCTTTGTGCCTCGCATCGGCTTTTGTGGTATGTTGACAGTTCCGTGCTCCGAAAACCGCCACTGCGCCAAGCGCAACCACGTTAGCGGTCAGGCTAAAACGACACCCTTCCGAAGTTTACCAGTTGAAGTGTATTGCTTTTTAATTCGCTTACCTTCTTTGACAAGCCATTCGCCAAGCTCTACTAATTCGTCAGGGTTGCTAATTGAACTGAATGAAATGTCAAGGCTTACAATGTCGTAAGGCTCACGAGTTTCATCTTTTGCGTGTTCGTCAACTGTGATTTCTACATCATCAATAGTTGGATGGTTGATTGTTTCTTTAATAAGTCCCATTTTGTTGTTATTTAAAATTTTATACCCTTGTGAAAACAAGCCCGAACCGCTAACAAGGGTTTGTAGCAATAGGGGCAGAAGTGCTTTAATTGAGCTGTGTACTTCCAATCAGCTTTGGTGGGTTATTGAACAGTAGTGCATCTAATCCCCTACTGCTACAAGCCCCGAACCGTTATAGTTGCTGTAAATTAGGTATCACTTTTCTAAATAGATGTTGTGTTTTTGTCGTGCCATTATATATCTCACTCTCGATCTTGATGTCAATTTTTAATTTAAGATCTTCTGTCGGGTAAAACACCTGCAATCCTATTTGTCTGGCCACTAATTCTTCTAACACAGCGCCTTTGCTTTCCAGCCAGTTGTGTAGCATATAAATAGCATCACACTCACACAGTGCTTTAATATCCTCGCGCATGTAGCTGTGCCATTCTTTATCATGCAAATGGGGCAAGGCTATCGGGTTTACAGGGGTGTGGCCTTGCTCTTTTAAAAAAGCTTCTGCCTTGGCAAATAGGGCGAGGGCTTGCTGCTCTATGCCGGTTATTTTTCCGGAGATGTAGATTTTCATGCTTTTTGGAGGGGTTGGGGGTTTAACCACGTAATGTTTTGGCTCATGGTGTGGCTGCGTTTTACGTGGTGAATTGTTTTTCATTCTGTATTAATCAGGTATTTTGGGCAATTCACCCTCTGACTCCCATTCTGATTTAACTATCCTGTATCTGTTCTTCTTGAGGAGTTCAAATAATTCTTCTGCGCATTTTTCGCAGAGTTCTACTTTGTCAATATCACCGCTTCCTCCTTCTATGTAGTTTGATCCTGTTATTCGTTTAACAACGCACTCAAAAACATCATAAAAACGCGGCTGTGTTATTACGTTATCGCATTTATCACACAGATTGTACCTGTCGGTAATAACATCAGCCTCTATTACTTTCTTAACACGATTGATTACTTCCATAAATTAAGCTGTTTGTCTAAGGAATTTTGTTTTTGATATATAATAACCCGCACTTTGGGCGTCTTCAAGGAAGATCGAAGCCGCGTCCTGGGAAAGAACGAGTTTTTTTCTTTCCTTTCCGTACCCCTCAACGTGTTCCCGACCTGCCTGGTCTGTAAAAACGCAGCTGAATTCTTGGAACGGGTCTGGCCTATTTTCGCGCCTTATTATTTTAAGCTGCATGGTTGGGTTGTTAGGCAGAATTTCAATCAATATGGTGTAATAACGCCTAATCTTTATTCTTCTCAACCTATCAGTCCATCGTGTGTATACGCTTAATTCTAGTAAAAGGATTTTTTTTTGATCGAATTTCAGTGAATCGATTCTATCCATTAATTTAAAAAACTTAGGTCCGCTATCTGTCTTTTCGTGCTTTTCTCTGAGTATTCTAAGGGTATCCCAGAACTCGTTTATCTCGTTTTGTTGCGATGCATTTAATTCTGTTGGCTCGTAATGATTCATTTTTTTTTTGTTTTTAAAGAGTAAATATAAAATTGTTTTTAGCCTGGCACCTTTGCTGGCTTGCTAGTTGTGTAGCATATAAATAGCATCACACGCGCACAGCGCTTTAATATCCTCGCGCATGTAGCTATGCCATTCTTTATCATGCAAGTGGGGCAGGGCCATCGGGTTTACCGGGGTGTGGCCTTGCTCTTTTAAAAAAGCTTCTGCCTTGGCAAATAGGGCAAGGGCCTCTTGCTCTATGCCCGTAATCTTTCCGGAGATGTATATCCGCATCGCTTTTAAATCTTAGATTTTAAATTTTCATTCTCAACATAAACCACCCCATCCTTCAAATACCCGCCAAACCTTTTCAGGTCACTATACCCCGGCCATAAAATGTAGGGGCCTTCAAAATTTCCCGTGTTCGGGCTGCGCAAATAATACGTGCTATGCTTCACGTCATTGCCATCCGCAAAGTCGCTGCGCAAAGCCTTCCGCAGTTGTTTGGTAAAAACGTATTCTAATTCTTGTATTTCATCCATGGCTATAGTATAGGTTTCCAGAAACGCAACTTTGTCCTGCCGCAATAAGGGCAGCGCACCGGCAGCTCATGCTTTTCGTAACCACAAACGCTAGTGTCATCAACCAAAGCAACTTTTTTGTTTTTGCTGATGTAAGCAACTCTTTTGTTTTTAGTGTTTACGCACGCAGTACAAATCCGATCAAGGTCATTTTCTGCCATTTCTATTTTTTTTTAGTGATTTCAAACTTGCCCAAGGGGTCGTTTTTCCGCCCCAACCTTCCCAACTCTCCCAACTTTGGGCGTTTTATGGCGCTCTTCCCAACCCGTCCCAACTTTTACTATTTGTATTTAAAGAAAAAAAAAGTATTAATTCATTCATTATTAGCTTGTTAGCTGTCAGGTTGGGAAGGTTGGGAGAGTTGGGAGCGTTTTTCATCTTTTGGCAAGGGCTAAACAGTTTTTTTTTTCATCAAAAAGGCAAATCATCCTCCTTACCATCAACCACCAGTGGCGCACTAACCGCCCCGGCTTCTAAGCTCTTGCTCCGGCTAAGCGTAATGCCCAACGCCTCAAAATCAAAAATGTGGGCGCTCGTCTTAATGCTCGTGTGCTCAAGGTTGCCATCCTGCGTGCTGCGCGTTTTTACAAAATGCTCGCTGTTTATATACCCGAGGTAATACGCGCGGTTTTTCAAGTAGCTGGTTAAGCTGGTTAAATCAATGGCGCCCATGCCCATGCTGCGCTTAAAGCGTGCATACAACTGCTGCACGTTTTTAAGGCGCAGGTAAAGCACCTCTTTGGTGTCACCCAAATCATGATCATAATCGCCATCATCACCCGTCATGCGCAGCAAGCGCTTATCTTTAATGTTGTAGTGCTCGCCCTCGCGCAGCAAGCCCTCGCCAAACAAGGTCTCCACCGTAGTCCACCAGTCCGTAAGCACATCATTGGTGCTAATCATGGCGCTCATCATCAGCACCTCTTCAACCGCCCATTGGCGGTAGGCCGCGCTCTTCCATGGCAGCGTTAAGGCACTCTCATTAAAAAACTCATACAGTGTAACCAGTGCGGCATAGTTGCGCAGCACCCGCTCATTATAGCTCTTGCCCAAATTGCGGATGGTGTTGGCCATGGCCTTCATCGTTTCGTTAAAACGCGGGTAATATTCGCGCTCCAACTTTGGCCGGTGCTGCAGCAGCTCCGTAAGGCAGCCGCTCAAACCTTCCTTTTCGGCCAGCTTCAAAAAGTCATACGCATCGTTTTGCTCTTTGCTGCGCTTTTCTTTTTTATGAAAAACCCGCATCACGCTGCGGCTCAATACGCTGTTATCATCCTTTGTGGACAAATACTGTCCAACCAAAATCAAAGCGCTGTTTACCCGCATAATCTCCGTTTTGCGCTTGCTGCCACCCTTGCCGCGTTCTCGGCCCTCCCCATCATAGGCGCCTTTTATGGCCTGAAACCACTCATCTTTTACCACCTGATCATCAAACTCATTCAAAAAAACTGGGCAGTTTTTAAACCGGGCAAGCCTATTGGCAAAGGCAAAATCAGTACCGCTATTCAGGTTAAAGGCGGGTAATTCTTTAAAAAAGAGGTTGGTAATACTCTCCGCAAACTTGCTCTTGCCGCTCTGGCTGGCACCGTAGCAATACAGGTGGGGGCAGTTGTTATCTACCTTAAAAACCAAATCTTTAAAGAGGCTAACCAGGCTAAAGCCCACACCACTCAGCGCATGATCATCATACGCCAACTTCATTTTATTGCACCACGTTTCAAACGTAATGCTGCTGGGCGCATAGGCCAGATAACGGTCATTTTCATACATGTCATCCTCCAACCTAAAACCCGCGTAAATGGTACTGCCTGCCGGGCTAAAAAAGTGCTTGCCGATATGCTCAACCAAACCAACTTCATTATAAGGCTCAAGCTTGCCATTAAAGGTGTGGTTAAACCAGGCAAAAAAGCCCTCTGTTTGCCATCCCAATGTTTTCAACTCAAACGCCTTGGGGAAATCTTGCAAATACCTCAGTTGTATTTTGTGCAGTTGCTGCTGGTTGCCAAAAAACAGAAACGTGCCCTTGTCAAATAGAAACTTTTTAAACTGATCTACACTCACCATGGCGCTGCTGGGCATTTCTACCACCTCTGGTGCGTTAACACCATTGTCAATCTTAATCACACGGGTATTATCATCCTGATCATACTTGTGGAAGATGGGCGTCAAAACGAAATTGCACACGCTCTGAAAACCGCTATTGCCATTCTGGAAGTAGTACCCGGTTTTCTCACCATCCGTAAGGGTAAAAAAGCCCCACCTAAAAAACTCATCCTTATCCGCACCACTAGGCCACCTCAGGCCGTTGCTAGTATCATCAACCACCACCACATCAAGCTCCTGCTTTTGCTTCATGCTGGCCTTAATGTTTTTAATGGGCACCTTAATCAAGGCCGCCACCTGCTTGGTGTACTCATCGCGGATTAAATCGCCAGGCACACTATACAGCACCTCCACCACCTTATCAAGCGCATCTTGGCGCGCATGGGCATCCGTAGCATTGGCAAACAAATTTTTAGCGAGGCACAAAATGCCATCCTCTTTATACGTGAACAGGTACTCTGTAAATGCGGTCATTTATATGGTGGAGTTTTAAAAGTGATTTTTTTATTGTTGGTCTTTGAATACAGGGATCTTCTGATTATGTAAAAAATAAATAAGTTCCATCATAATTGGCATGTCCATTTCCCATGCCAAGACGTCCATGGATCTCATTTTCTGTCCGTTGTGCGGCAAAACTACTTTCGTGTAATTTTCACGAACGCCTTTTGCTCGCCAATTATCAACCTGAGTTTTGGTCATCATGTTGTTTTTACAAGCATGATATCCTTGATGGAATCCTTTTCTAAACTGCTTTTCACAAAGCATTTGAATTTCCTTCCTGATTTTCTTTTCAGTTAATTTATCCATGTCTTTTTTCTATTTATTAGTTATGGCGTGTTTAATTATATACCGCAACTGACGGTTCAAAAAGCTTCATTTCCCCCGTGTTTTTATCAACCCAAAGAATAGATCCTCCTATAAAATCAGCTATTTGTTGATAGACGAACGGAACGCACTTTGAAACATATTCGTCAATTATCGGAGCCATGTTTTTTTTGTTGAGTTCACAACTCCATTCTGCTTTTGCGATTGGGTTGTTTTTGTCTTTACAAATGGTAAAATCACAAGTAGTACCATTTTTGAATTTGTAATTAATTCTGAACGTAATCATTTATTTTTTTTTAAGTTATTATTCACTAATTGCTACTTCCTCAATCTCATCAACCCCCTCCGTTTTATGCTCTTTCACCCAATTCCGAGCAAGGCTATCAGGGTCCTCAGCAGCGGGCAGCACCAAGGCATCTACCTTAAAGCCAAACTTTACAGCACTGGCCACAGCCTTGTAAAGCGCCTTTTGCCCCGCGGCATCGCCATCAAAACCAAAAACAAGGTGGTTGGTGTAGCGCTTTAAAATAGTGAGGTGCGCATCCGTTAAGGCCGTACCACACGTGGCCACAGCTTGGGGGCATCCCGCTTGGTGCAAGCTTATCACATCAAAATATCCCTCAACCACCACAGCAAAACCGCCCGTGCGTATGTGCTGCGCGGCATGGTTAAGGCCATACAGCACACGCTCTTTATGGTAAAGCCGCGTTTCGGGGCTGTTTAAATATTTTGGGATGCCCTCTTTACCCGTTACATCGCGGCCACCAAAACCAATCAGCCTATCCGCCTGGTCATGTATCGGGAAGATAATCCTGCCCCGGTACACATCATAATTATTGCCGTTTTTGTGGTTGCACAAGCCCAATTCGCGCGCAATCTCAAAGAGGCCCACAGGCAACACCTTATCCGTAAGGTAGCGCCACTCATCAGGCGCCCAGCCCAGTTGCCACTGCAGCACCGTATCCTTAACCAAACCGCGGTTGCGGTAAAGCTCAAGCACCGGCACACTATCAGGCAGCGCCTCATGCAGCGCCTTTTGGTATTGGCTGTGGGCAGCCCGCAAAGTGCAGTCAAGCTGCGTAAGGTGGTCAACCTCTTCAGCGGTTTGGGCCTTGGCATCATGCTCTACCGGTATGTTGTACAGGTTGGCCAAGTGCGTAATGGCCTCGGGGTAAGTCATGCCCTTGTAATCCATTAAAAAAGTAACCGGCTTGCCACCCTTGCCGCTGCTAAAACATTTGTAGATGTTTTTGCTCGGGCTAACCATAAAGCTACCCGTTTTCTCCTGCACAAAAGGGCTGAGGCCCTTCCATGTGCTGCCATTCTTTTTAAGCTCAACAAAAGGCTGTATAACATCCAGCACATTAGCCGCCTCAAAAACACGGTCAAGGGTTTGTTGGGTAATCATTACTTAATAAATTTTTGGCCGTTGTACCAATACTGATCACACACCCATTGGCCATTATTGCGCTTGGGTTGGTAAATGGCGTTGCCCACTTTGTTAGGGCCTGTAAACCTGCGGCACCTTTCGCGCATGGGGCAGGTGGCGTTATTGCAGGCGGTAATGTTTTCTGGTTGGCTCATTGGTAACTTATGGTTGACAATCCGCGATAATCCAGCTTGCTCTGTAATGCCTTAAAAAAGTTCGGGTGCGTAAATTCAAAGTGCATATCCGGAAGAATAAGCTCTAAATACTCCTCCGCTTTTGCCACAGCTTCGCCCCATTCAGCTAAGTCGTTTGGCATATCAGGCTCCACCAACGTAATGCGCACCGTATTGCCTACTCTTTTAGTTGCGGTTTTATATCCCCGCTCATTATTATATGCAGCAACCATTTGCACAATCACAATGCGTGGGTGGTTATCCGGCAAGAGCATTAAAGCTTCTTCAATTCTGTTTTGGATTTCAGTTCTTTCCATTTTCTTAATTATTATCATGTTCATCAGTAGGGTGCTCTTCATCAGGGCTATTAAGCCACATTGCAATGCCATCAGCCAGTATGATGATGCTAAAGGTTACTCCACTAGCTAGTATTGATACGGGTATAATCCAGTGTTCAGGGGTTAGTGTCATGGTTTGCAGTTTTTGTGGGTGATGGCGAATCTGATTAGTATGGCTTTAGAATCATCTGTGAAGCTTGCAACCGGCAGGAAGCGTTTTTGGCCGCAGTTTGTGCATTTGCATACATCCGAAGAGATGTTGTAGAGAAGGTGCGGGGTCATGGCTTCTTGGTTGTTAAATCCTGTAATTCCTTCAAAATCTTAGTATTTCTTTTTAGCTCTTTAAGATTATAAGCCAAGGAAAAACAGGCAACAATTAGCTGGACACTCAAGGTTATAATCATTATTATATCTAGAGTAATCATGGCTTGGCTTTCTTTCTCTTGGGCCAGTTGGGCTCATGCTTTAGTTGAAAGCTGGTGCCTGCGTATAGCTCATTAGCTTCTTGCCAAGTGCCTAGGTTGTGCTCCCAATTATACCTTGCTTTGAGGTAAGGCACGTCATGTGGGTTGTTGGGATCAGTTTTAAACAAGCCTAAAAACTCATTGAGCGTTTCTTTTGGTTTAACCAGGGTACTACCATTTGTGGCCTCCTTTCTGCCTAAAGTGCTTACAACTTCAAAGCTTAGCACCCAAACCCAAGGGTTTTTTTCAAGGCTTCCGGGGCCATGAATGCTTTTCCAGAGGTTATAAAACCAAAGCTTTGCGGTGCGGTCAGCATCAATAGTGCTGTTTAGCAAGCCCTCGCGCGCAGCATCAATTTCGCTTATGTCGTGCAACCGCTCAACCCTTACCTCCGTAAGCTTTAGCCAAATCCGGGCAGCATCTTTTGGCATGTGGATGGAAGGTTTCCATCCGTAAAAATGCTCTTGGCTTGCATAATCTGCACGAAAATCAATTACGCCATCCTGTTCGTTTTTCGCCCACGTTTCGCGCACCCAAAGCAAATCTCCGGGCTGGCCATACGGGCAGTTTAAATACCTATGGTCATCATTCTCAGTGTCATAAAAATGCGCCTTACTTTTTTCTTGGTTGAGAGATTGAAATTCATCGTTGGGCATAAGGAATTTTACCACCCTTCTGGTTTGCGTTTTTCTGCCTTGCAGTATGGCTTGCACCATTGGGGTGCTGAAGATGATGGGGCGCTCTTTAGCCATTGGTGGCCTCCTTTTCTGCTTCATCTACCGGCACACCGTTTAGCTCTTTGAGCTGTGGCAGGGCACCACGTAGCTGCACCACTTCAAAATCACTGTCTCTAAAGCCTTTGGCTTTGTAGCGCTTAATCTCGTTGGCAACGGCCTGTTTTACCAGGTAGGTTTGCAACGGATTGTTTAAAAAGATTGCGTTTTGCATAAAAATTGGGTTTTTGTATAAGTGCCGCCAAATCAACCCCTGGCAGCATTGGGGCTTTAGTAGGTGCCTTAAAAAGGCAATGGGTTACTCTAGCAGGTGTAAATCTTTGGCCAGCCACAGCAACCAATACGCGGTTGTGCATAAGCCAATGGCGGCCATCAGGCCAAAAAATGCCCAAAGGGCTAGGTTAAAAGCAAACTGCTTATCAATGTGGTTAGGGCGTTGCATATTCGTTGGGGTTTAGGGTTAAAAGCACTTTTGCAAGCCGCTGCGTAAAGGCTAGAGGCTCTTGGTTAATGTCATGTATGGCACGTAAAAACGGGTCTGTGGGTACACGCGGCAGTTGGTCTTGCACGGTTGGGCGGCTGCCCCGCAAATTGGCCGTGTATTGGGCAAAGTGGTAATTGCACAGCCATGTGCCGTTGTTGTACGGGTGCCGTATTTCGGCTACGTTGCCGCACACCGTGCAAAGGCCGTTTTTCAAATGCTTGCCCATCGCTAAAGCAATACACCGTTATTCATCAACTCACCGGCCATCGCTTTTTTGCGGTTTAGGTAGGCCAACACGTGGGGCTTTGCCTCATCAGGTATTTGCTTATCCCACATCGCCTCATTAGCCATAAGCTCAAGGCGCACATATTCAGCCCGTGCATTTGCCTTGGCCGCGTTGTTCAGATCAATATTAATTGCAGTTGCCATAGTGCGCTTCATGTTCAATTACAGTAGTCTCGGCCCAATACACTAAGTCATGCAACAGCGCGCTGTTGCTGGTAAAATATTTGCTGCTAGCGCCCGGCATAATGCTTATAAGCTCAGGCTTGTAGGCCATAATTTGGCGGGCCGTGGCAAGCATCGTCCAACGCTCTTGGGTGCTAAGCATCAGCTTTAATTTGTACAAGGCAGCCGCCTTGGCGGTAGTCATGTGCCCGCCATACTTGGTAAGCACCTGCTCGCGGTGGTTCACATAATAGCTCAATCGGCTCTTTATGCTGTTATTAATAAAGCTGGGCAGCATTTGCTTTTTTAGGTTGATGGTAGTCACCTTGCCCAAACCAAACTTCATCACCAACCTAACACGCTCCGCGGTTAATGGCGTAACACTGATTAAATCACTCATAACAAATGGTTATTAAAGGCCCACACAGCAACATCCACGTTGGTGGTTAGCCCAGTTTTTCTAAAAATATTTTGCTTGTGTTTATCCACCGTGTGCTCCGTAATCTCAAGCACATCAGCAATCTGCTTACCGCTAAAGTTGGCAGCAATAAGGCGCACCACATCCATTTCGCGGGCCGTGAGGTAGCCATTGGCCACCGGCATAACATGCTTAACCACCTGCTTCAGCACACACTGGCACTCGCCACCACAGGCATGGTTATCATGCGCGCCTAGGGCGTAGCCATCAAAGTCAGCCTCATGGTTATAGCCACCATAAAGGCACTTGGCATATACATACACCTGGTCATCCTCCAGCGCAACACCAATCTTTTCAAATTGCGCCATCACATCCTCATTAGCCAGCATCTCATCGCGCAAAAACGCCTTCACCGTAGCAGGCACATCCGTAAAAGGCACCGCGCTACCTTGGTAAATCGCCATCAACACACCCTCAGGCGTGGTAAATAGCTCAATGCTATTATCAATCAATCCGGGGGGCAGAAGCTGTTGCATGGTTAAGGGTTTTTAATGGTTTCAAGTTGGGCACTCGCCTCAGCGCGCAAATCCGTAAGCAACTCCATCGCCCGCTTCTGAATTTCGGCATGTATCAAATCAGTATTAATCCACTGATACACGTATTGGCGAGCATATCCGCTGCGCGCAGCTATTTCAGCCGCCACTTTATTGGCCGGCATCAGTTTATTAATAGCCTCAATCAGTTCGTTTTTCACCTTCTCGTTTGTCATCGTTACAGAAATCTAGTATTGCCTTTGTTTAAAATCAGTTGAATATTTGTTTCAAATCCGTTGACAAATCACGAAATAAATTTTCGCATACGCAAGGATTTACGAAAGAATATTTCGCATCAACCGGCAAAAAGGGTAAAATAATTACGTAACAATTTGATAATCAAAGCAAAAAGCGGTGTAAATTTCTATCATGACCAAAGCCTTAGAAAAAATCAAGAACTACATGGAGCAGCACGAGCTGAGCATCGCTGAAATGGCGCGCAGGCTCGATTTTGCCCCTAAAAACATGGAGAACCGGCTTAAGAAGGATAACTTTAGCATACAAGAGTTAGAGCTCATTCAAGAGCGTTTAGGCATCGCCATATTCGCAGATGAAGCGAAAGAAAGTTTCGCAATCAACGAACCGCCACCCGATTATGGCAATCGGCCCATCAACATTGTCATCAATTTAGGCAAATCAGAAGGCAACCCACTAGCCCAAAAGCTAAGGGCAGCATCTAAACCGGTGCGCCAACCGTTTTTTGCAAACGTGGTATTCATGCCAAGGCCGCCAAAGTTTTCAAAATGGGCAATGCCCTCAAAAACCTGATTGCTGTATTGGTAAAAAGCCACTGGCCCAAACGTAAAATTCTCACTCAAACCAATCTCGCCACGCACAAAAACAGAAACGCCAGGCGTAAAGCTCCGCGTATCTCCTGCCTTAAAATCTGGCAATGCCCAATTTGGGCCAACTGTTAATCTGATGTTTTGTGCGCCAACCGCCATAAAGGCGAGGCAGAGCAGTAGTGTTGTGGCTTTTTTCATAGCCTCAAAGCTATCAAATCTTCAAAACCTCCGCCTCTACCAATGTTCTATTTTCTGAAATTTCGTAACTCAGCTTCTTCACAAAGCACCGCCACCCGTCAATCACCCACACACTTAGTGGATTAAACTCCGCGAGCTCCGCGCTAGTCAACCACATCCACACCCGCAGCGTGCGCCCGCGTAGCGTAACATCCAACCACGGCTGCCACCATTGCGCATAAAGCCCAGCGGCATCCTTCCACGTTAAAGCATAATTAAAACCCGTAGTGTATCGGTTATCACTAGTGGCCAAAGGCATCGGCCCCCAGGCCGGATTAAGCGTGTACGTGTTTTGCAGCCCGCGGTAAAAAAGCAACCGCACGCCCGGATTATCGCCCAGCCGGTTAATGGTCACCGGTATGTGCCACTCGCCATCATTATCACGGTCCCACATAGGCAGCGTAGCAATTTGGCTCTCAACCACCTCACTATCAGCCGTGCCGTTTATGCCCTCCAATGTGCCCGCCCAATCTGGGGTTGCGCTCAATTCCTCCTCATCAAAAACATACCGCAAGCTGTATGTTTTGTACTGCTCAAACACTGTTTGGTAGCGCTCCACACGCTCATTCAACACCACCCTTGGCAAATTAAATAAGCTGCTCCGTGGCACAATGCGCAGCGTATTGGTAGGCGCATCAAACAACACCAGCAAATTAAACAGCTTGCTAAAGCTGGTCAAAAACTCCTCCACAGCCATATCTGGCACATGCTCTTTTAATTTTATCCCTGCAGGGAAGGTTTGCGTGTACTCACCGCTGGCATTTACCAAATTCAATGGCCGCAGATTAAAAAAGATGAGGCTATCAATCTCCGCATCATCCAGAAAATCGCTGTCAATTTTCAAGTCGTACTCATTTTTGAGCACACTCCAAAACGTCCGCACAAATACAAAGGGGCACATCGGGTTTATACCCGTGCGGTCAAAGCCCTCCCAGTTGCCCGTAACCGTGCGCTGGCTATCCGTTACGTTTATAAACGTCATGGGGAAATCTCCATTGGGCATACTAACCTCTGCAAAAGTGAGTAGGGCAGTAGCATTGCTCACTTCGGCATCAGCATAATCAAACATATTGCTTATGCCACTAAGCTCCGGCCAAGCCGCCATTTCATTAATCTTGGCGCCCTTTATTTTTTCTTTCAAAGCGCCAACCGTACCCACAAAGTACACCTCAAAGGCCAGATCAGTATCACCTTCTATATAAAGCCGACCACTCTTAAAAACCCGTCCATCCACATAAATACTGCACCCGTAACTCGTGGCAGGGTCCCAAACCACCTCGGGCACATCCGCAAAGCCGAAAGCCCGCCTGTTGCCCGGTGTTTTTGGCAAGCTAAACCGCCAACTGTGCTCACCCGGTATGCTCAAAAACTCATCAAAGGCAAAAGCCTCTTGCATAGATATGCGCAAACCTGCGCCAACATCCAGCATCGTATTATTTACAGCAAGTGCTATCATGCGTATTGGTCGGGTTGCTCCTGGGTTAATGTCAATTCCATACCGTTTAAGGTGCCGCTATCTGTATCCCACAAATCTTTGCTGTGGCCAACAATGCTAACAGGCATGTGGTGCGTGGTGGTAAGCATATACACATCAGGGCTGCGAAGCACCTCTTTAAGCTGCTCCACTTCTGCTCTGCTTAAAAATCCCGTGCTCACCTTCCAGCTATCTAAGCTCTGCTGATTCAACGTAAAGTTAACCGGCTCATCACGCGCGGGGTTATTCTTCAGCAGCGTAACCCGCTCAACCTTGGCGCTGGTTTCTTTGCTTATCATACCGCGCAACTCAAAAAACTCATACACCCCAAAACTATTTTGAAAGAGCAGCTGCATGTAATCCCGTGCCGCGCCATCCTCCAGCGTAAAATGATAAAACTCAGATAAATAATTACCCGGAAAGCTGGTATTAATAATCACCACACTATAGCTAACCAAATCATCAGCCGCAAGCCCAAAGGCTGTAGCCACCGTGGCCACACTGCAATCTATGCACCACAAGCTGTGGCGGGCAACGCTAGTTTTAACAATAGGCACCGCGCTAACCGCAGTGCCATCCGTTTTAATACCATCAAAGCGCACATTATACGTAGTTTCTATACTGGTATGCCAATACGTAAGCACCATTTTAGCCTCTGTGCGCACGCGCTGGCTGCGCATCCGCGTTAAAAAAAGCTTACTGTTTACATAGGTCATCATTTCATTTTGGGCACTAGCCGCCTTAGCCGCACCGCCCGGCAATGCATAGTGCCAGTTATCCGTAATCAGCTTTTGCGCTACAGCCGGCACGCCAAAACGCTCCGCCCAACGGCACCTAAACTGCACCACCGCAGCGCTAACATCAGCGCATGCCAGCAGCACAAAATCAGGCTTTGCCAGCCGGTTATAAAAACCGCGCAGTATTTTATTTAGGTGCATGAACACCGCCCCGCCAAACGGATACGCGCTAACCTCATACGTGTATGCATCGCCATCAGCAACCACATCAACCACGCCAAGCAGTTCAAAATTATCGCGCTCAACCACATTAACGCCACCCGCAACCGTGGTGCGCGTAATGCCGCTGCCAAAAATTACCGTTGTGGTGCTGTAATACGTGCCTTTTTGCCGTGCCGTAAAGCGCACACCACCCGTAATGCTGGCCATCGTAAAATCACCATAAAGCTGCGCATTGGCCTCAAGGGCAGGCAGTAGCTGAAAATCAACAAAATTCTGCACCGTGCCACCAATTCTTGGCAGTTGCAAACCACTACTGTCAGGGCTGTTTTTAAAAATAAAAGGCATCAACACAGCCCCCGCACCATAACTAAACGCCATATCCGCATCCGCAGCCGGTATAGCACTAAAAGTTATGTCAAACACATGCGCAACACCCGCATTACTAAATTGATTGTTACTGCTTAACTCATAAAACGCCCGCCCATCAGCGAGGGTCCACGTGCTAGGCTCTTGCAAAACGCTTATTGCCATGGCTTAATTTAATTTACTTCTGTTCGTAATCACACTATCCTTTGCCTGCCTATCGGCAATATCCCTAACCGTGGCATCCGGAAGCACCGCCACACTGGGCCTATCCAGCTTATCAGCAATCATGGCCAGCAGCATTTCAACCTTCTCCTGGTTAATGGTGGTATTGGTTACGCTGCTATGCTTCTCCACCACCGTACTGGTTGGGCCGCCCATAGCAAACCCATTTTTTTGGCTGCGGATGTTCTCCAGCATACCCACAACATTGGCCACATAACCATCCTGCATCATCCATTTGGGCACAACATACTCGCCATCATGCACAATGCCGGCAGGTTTAAAGCCTGTGCTATCTGCCGCACCAAAACCAAAACCGGTATATCCGCCAGCTGCGTATTTTTTCAGGCCGCCAATGCTTTGGGCAGCAACCGTGGCCACACCAATACCACTTCTAATTTTGGCCGCCACAATTTGGGCAGCGGTTATGGGTATGCCCGCAACACCTAACCCGGCATTGGCAGCGCTTAGCCCTGCAATTTCTTTTTGCAGGTTTACAATAATCTGGCTAATGGCCGCAGCCTTCTCTGCCACAAACAACGTTTTAAAGAGGCCGCTGCTTCTATCCACATACGTGGTCATGGCTCCGGCCAACTGCTGTAAACCTTCAATCTTGGCATCTTTTACAACATCATCACTCTTTACAACCGCCTTATTAACCTGGGTAATTTGCCTGTTTTTCTCGTTGTAAATCTGCGTGTACTTTTCTGCAATATCCTTCTCCAGCGCCAACGTATCCTCACCAAACTGCTGCTTTACAGCCAGCATACTGGCCAAGTGGGCCGCCTCAAGCTCTAATTTTTGCAAATTATACTGCTCTTGCGTAATAAGCTCCTGCTGCAAACTGGTTTCAAGTTCAATCAAGCCAAGAGTTAAATTATCCTCAAGGCCTTGCTCCGTATTAGTTTGCTGCCATTTCAGCTTTAAGTTACTGAGGTCTTGCTGATAAATTTCCTCAAGCATCTTCTTCTGCTCGTTGGTAAGCGCCTCATTTTCTAAAATCTTGGTGTAGCGCGCCTGCAGCGCTGCCTCTTCGCGGGCTTGCTCATCTTGTATGCGCTGTATGTGCAGCTGCGCAATTTGCTCATCCAAACTCCTACGCTTGCTAACAGCATCCTCATCACCGGCACCGCCACCAGTAGCGATAATCTTCATCCATGTGCCACCGATAAACATCCACAAAAAGCCACCTTCTTCTTTGGTGGTGCCTTCAGGTATTCCGCTGCCGCCAGTTGGGGCAGGGGCAGGGGTGCCAACCGCATCTAAACCAAGTTTCTTGGCAAGTTCTTCGCGCTCTTTCCGCAACC